TTAATGATGCAATTAGTTATTCTTAATGATGCAATTAGTTATTCTTAATGATGCAATTAGTTATTCTTAATAATGAGTATATATAATAAATTTATTTTCTAGAATTTATTATATATGGAAAGTTTATCAAATGTATATGTATTATCACTTCTAAGTGGTTTAATTTCTTGTATAGTAACTTTTGCTGATGCTAAAATTAATAATATTGATAAATCAAAAAATGTATATTTAAAAATATTCATTTTATCAACACTGCTATCTCTAATAGTTTTATTTATATCGCAAAATTATTCACCTGGAAAACTTGGAGTAAATCAAGATATTTTAACTGGAAATCCAGATTTTTAACTTTAATAAATTATATTAAACAAAATAATATAATTTATACAATACTATAATTGTTTATTTTAATAGTAATTTGTTTTTTTAACATTTATTTTAGGTTTATTTTTACTTTTACCAATATTTTGTATATCTAGTTCGTCTTCACTATCATCGTGGTCTGGATTAAAATTATTTTCATGATAATTCCAAAATTCAGGTGCACCTAATTGAAAAGCATCATGTCCATTTGCTTTATACCAAAATACCTGGTCTTCTAATTTATTGCTTTTTGAATTATTATTTATTACTAAACACTCAAAATTTTCAGTACATTGATTCATAACTTGACAAAATACATCAAATGATGGAAACATTCCAGCAAATTGTTCATAAAGTCTTTTTCTATTTGAAACTATATTTTCTCTTAATATAAATGTAAAATCAATATTAGTTCTTAAATTAGGTGGAATACCTAGTGCATATTGCATAGTAATTATAAACAACATTTTATAATGTCTTCCATTCATAAATAGTGCTCTAATATCTTTGTTATTAACCCATGTTTTATCATATAAACAATCATCAAGAATTAAAAATGCTCTAGGGTCTATATTAGAATTACCAGAATCAAGTACATCTTTTTTTATAGCACATATAACCTTTTTTTGTCGTTTTAATACATTTTTTATTATTTCGGGGCGATATTCGCCATGTATAAATATACTTGGCATCATATTAGAATAAAACGCATTTGCACCTTCTGTTCCTGATATTACTGTTCCAACAGGCATATTTTGTTTATGAAAAAGCATATCTCTAACAAGATAACTTTTTCCAGTTTCACGCTTTCCGATAAATACCACAACTTTATCATCCTTAATCATATTCATATCAAACTTTTTAAGTTCTAAACTCATGTGTTATTATTTATTTATAAAATTGTTATTAGGTTAATACGCAATTATAGGTTTATTCGGTTAATACGTAATTATAGGTTTATTCGGTTAGGCTAATACACAATTATATATTATTAAGAATAATACATTATATATAAATAAATGAAACATATATATAAAAATTTAGGATTAAGACCTGTAAATACAAATGATGATTATAAATTAGATAAATCTATAGTAAAATTTTTTAATATAAAACAAATAGATAATTTTAATCCATACTACTCAATATTTTCTAATAATATAGAATTTAAAACATTTAATAATAAATTTAAATTATTGAAATTAATAAAAAAAATAAAAAAAATACATATAAATGGTTACATATATAAATCATTAATTAAAAAAAAAAATAAAAAAACTTTTAAATCAATATTTGTAAAAGAATGTCCATATTTTAATATATTATTTTCAGATAAAAAGTTGGAAATAATAAATAATTCATATAATAATTATTATAATTTTAAACCAATGTTTAATTTAAATAGTCAAGCAAATATAGAATTATTTGTAACATATTTAACATCTAAATTAACTGAATTAGATATTTGTCCAAATTTTAGTCTTTTTTTTGGATTTAAAAATGTAATTCAAAAAAAATATACAATAGAAATAGATAATATTGAGTTTGAAGAATTAAATAACAAGAATTCAAAAACAAAAACTAAAAATAAATTTAAAATTTATAAAAATAATAATAATAATAAAAAATATTTAGAAAAATATAATATACCAATTATACTTATAGCTACTGAAAAACTTAAAGAATTTTATATATATATTAGAAAAAACGTAATATCTGATAATGAATGGAAATCATATATTTTTCAGGTAATATTTAGTTTATTAATATTGCAAAAAATATATGGATTATATCATAATGATTTACATATTTGTAATTTAATGTATAAAAACACAAATAAAAAATTTTTATATTATAAAATTTCAAATAATTATTTTAAAATACCAACATTTAATAAAATTATAAAAATTATTGATTGGGGAAGAGCCACCTGTAATTTTCAAAATATCCAATGTAAAAATGATATATTTAATAATGATGGAGATGCATTTGGTCAATATATTTATAAAAGAATTAATTTAAGTGGAAAAAAATCTATAATACCAAATCCATCTATTGATCTTTCTATTTTAGGTGCAAATTTAATATCCGAAACAAATTTTCCAAAAAATAATAAATTATATGATTTTGTAAAATCATGGACTAAAACGGATATTGGTTACATAGAAATTATCGATTTTTCATTTGAAATGTATAAATTAATTTCTAAAAAATGTCACAATGCGATTCCTAATAATCAAATTCATAATTCTATTTTTGATATATTTAAAGTTAAATTTGACGAAATTCCTACAAATTCTAAAATTTATATTTGTTGATTATATTGTTGATTATATTGTTGATTATATTGTTGATTATCTTGTTGATTTTTTTCAATAAAATTTTTATAATTCATTCTATTGTATTTTGTATTATTTTCATTAAAAGGATATGTAGACCAAGTGTCCGGTTCATTAAATATGTCACTATAAAACTTTCTAATATTAGTTGAACTAACTTGTTCTTCATAAAATGACCGTGGGATATATCTATATTGTATTTGAGGAGGAGGGCATTTATTATAATTTTCCATATAACCTATAGTGACAAATACTATACCAATAATAAATATTATAAGAATGAATGATTTCATGTAATATATATTATTTAATTATATAAAAAATTTACAATGTTTTTGTATTTTCAGAGTTATTAACTGTTCTATTTTGAGCAGCCATCCAAGGATCTTCGGAATCCAAACTGGCTTTAATATCATCTGATACTACATTACTACTATCCGATTTAGAATCTAATTTAGAATCACTAACCTTTTTAGCAGCCTGTTCTTTAACATAATCTACATTTTCTCTAAAATGAGTTTCTTTATTATCTTGATTTTCTTTATATTTTTTGACAAGTTCATTAAGTTCTGGTTCAAAATATTCAGCATTAACTTCACTATTTGGACTGGGATCCCAAGGTAACCAAAAGCCTACTTGACCAACATATACATTAAAATTTTTGTCTTTTTTTTGAAGTTGAGAAGCTTTCATTCTAGCTTCCTTTTCTGTATCATAAACTCCTCTTACTTTTACTCCTCTTACAGTAGTTCTAAAATCATTTTCTTTATAAAATTCCTTTTCTAAATTTACTTCATTTGTGTATAAAAAATCTTTAAATTTATTTTCCAAATCATTAATAAATTCTTGAGATAAATTAATATTATTACTTTTAACAAGATGTCTCAAAAAATGTTGCTGTTTATATATTTCTTTGTTTGCTAATACATTTTCAGGAGATATAAACGACAAGCATGCGAAATTTTGCCCTCTAATTGAGTCGTCAGCTTCTAAAAAATCTTCTTGAATTTCTTTACTCATAATATACATTCTATATTATAAAAGCTTTAAGTGAAAATTTATTAATTAATTAAATTAACTTTTAAATTAACTTAAAAATTAATAAATTTATTAATTTTTAAATTTTTTTCTATTTATATTATATAATATAAAATGGAAAGAATACAAAAAGAATTAAAAGAATTACAATCTGCCTTTGATTTGCAAGAAGTTGTCAAAAGAGCTGTGAAATATTTAATCGAGGGTGGTGCCGTTGCTGTTGCCGCTTACTATATTCCTAAAAAACAAATGAATATAGAAGAAATTATTATGATTGCAATTACGGCTGCTGCTACATTTGCATTACTTGATATGTATGCTCCCAGTATAGGAAACGCTGCTAGACAAGGTACCGGATTTGGTATAGGTGCTAACTTGGCTGGATTTCCCCAATTAGGATAAATAAATAAACATAATGTTTTATTTTCCCAATTAGGATAAATAAATAAATATAATGTTTTATTTCCTCAATCGGGATAATAAATAAAACATTATGTTAATTTACAAATAAATAATATTATATAGTTTTAATAAATTGCCATTTAAGATCATTACATATTAATCTCCAAATTGTATCTTGTTCAGCTAATTTTTCTCTAGATTTTAATAGACTAAAATGTTTTAAAAATTCATCCATTTCTAATAATTGTAAACATTTGTATAGAACATATGAATAAGATAAAAAATTACTTCTTTTATCAGGACAATGTTTCATCCAAGGTACTTGGATTTCCTTGAACATCATTCTCAATTTTTCTTCTACTTTTCTGGTAATTATAGGAGCTGGTTTTCCACTTAATCTATTCATTATATGAGGAACATGCTCGTAATATTTATTTAAACTTAATTTTTTTAATATATCTCTAATTTTTGAAATTTTTAAATTATTTGTATTTATATAACTTTCTTTTTTTATTTCCGATTTTATTTTTTCATAAACTTCTCTTGGAATATCTGTAGACTCTTTTGCTTGAAATTGAGCTAACCATTCATTAAAATGGTTTATTCTCTTATATGCAAAATAACTTATTTCTCTTGGTGGCTCCTTATATGATGGTTTATCAGAATCAACTAAAATTTTTTCCTGTGTTCCACATTTAGGACATACCATTACACCTTCTGTTTGATAAAACATTCTTTCCATATTACATTTTTCACAATAATCTACATCTGAATTTATATAATTCATACTTGTCACATAATTTTTATCTGTTATTTTCATATATTCATTTAAAATATCATTTTTAGAATAATTTTTATTAGAATTTTTATTAGAATTTTTATTTAATTTTGGATTAATTACTATAGGAGTTTTTATTTCTAATTCATTATTTTTTATACTTGCTTTTTTTTTACTGGCATTTTTTATACTTGCATTTTTTGTAAAAAAATCAACAACTGATAACTCTTTTTGTATTAATGAATTTTTCTTTATTTTTGTTGTAGTTTCTGATGAATTATTATTAGAATCATAATATTGATATAAAATCTGTGAAGTTTGTAACAAATATTTATTCATACATTTATTATTTTCTATTTCTATTATTTTAGTTTTTAAAGTTTCTATGGACTCTTTCAATTCTAATTTAGTTTCTAACTCTTCATCATTTAATTCTAAATTAGATTTTGTACTAATTTTATTATACTTTTCTATTTTATTTTTTAATATTTTTTTATATTTATTTATACTTTTAAGTAAATCTTGAAATGATTTTATTTTAAGATTATGCTTAGCATCTAAAGTTATTCTATTATAAGATTTTATATTTTTATTACGACTTTTCTTTTCTTTAAAAATCCCCATCTTTAAATATATATAGAATTATCTTTAAATATTACCTAAATACGTTTTATTGATTTATAAAACATATATATTTATATATATGGATTTAAGTTCAATTCCTAAAGATTTTGATTTTGACCTTAATTTACTTAGTCTTCATAAAATGTTATTTATTTACAATGCTGTATTAAATGGCTGGACTGTTAAAAAATTACCAAATAATAAATTTGAATTTAAAAAACATAAAGATGATGTTAAAAAAGAACTATACCTCGATACATATCTTGACCATTTTACTAAATCTAACCTTAATATTGACCATATTATTAATAATAATTAAAACAAATAATATATTATTTTATTTTATTATATAAATGAATTAATTGCGTTTTTCAAAAATTATTTTCTTTTTATATTATATAATCTAAAATGGGTGGTGGTTTAATGCAATTAGTAGCCTACGGAGCTCAAGATATTTATCTTACAGGTAATCCTCAAATTACTTTTTTTAAAGTAGTATATAGAAGACATACAAATTTTTCAATGGAAGCAATTGAACAAACATTTAACGGAAATCCCGACTTTGGTAAAAAAGTTAGTTGTACTATTTCAAGAAATGGTGATCTTATTCACAGAGTATATTTACAAACTACTCTTCCCGAAGTTGATTTGTCGGGTGTTGACAGAACTACCGGATTAGGAGGAGCTACAGAATTCAATTGGGTTAATTGGGTTGGTCATCAATTAGTCAAAAATGTAGAAGTTGAAATTGGAGGTCAAAAAATTGATAAACATTATGGTGAATGGTTACATTTATGGAATGAATTAACTCAACAAGCTGGACAACAAAGTGGTTATGCTAGAATGGTAGGAAATGTTCATGCCTTAGTAGCACCTAATGGAGCTGGTGTAAACGGTGGTCGTCATTTCCCTAAAACTACATTATATATTCCTTTACAGTTTTGGTTTTGCAGAAATCCCGGTTTAGCACTTCCTCTTATTGCTCTCCAATATCACGAAGTTAAAATCAACGTAGAATTTAATGACCTTGATAAATGTGCTCAAGCATCAAAAGATTCTGCAAGCGATAATACTGCTGGTAATGGTTGGGGTTCAAGAGGCTCTACAGATAATAATGTATCTCTCAAAAATAATATGT